CCGCCTGGTCCATGCCGGTCAGCGACCCGATAGCTTTTACGCGCTTCTCAATGGTTTTCATCGTGATGTCCTCCATCCTGTGGGGCTTGCCCCCCTTTAGCAGGGGTGGCAAGCCTTGTTGCGGTAATAAACCGCATATCCGTTTTTGCCTTTGCAAATCCTGATATCGCCTTGGCAAATGCGCTTCAGCCCGAGGCGGCTACGTACAATCCGCTTTGCGACCTCCATCATGGGCTCCGTCGGGCTCCAAGCCTTCTCGTGGCTGTGCCTGGCTTCCCAGCGGCGGAAGCGGACCTCGTTAGCCTTTGTCGCCTCTTCCTGCGTCCCGTAGAATTTCCCGTGGCGGCGATCAGCACCGACCTCGTAAAACCGCTCCTGGCTGATGATCTCAAGCCGGTTATTCCAAATGGTCTCGCGGTCCTCCGAGTGGTTCGGCTTTACCGCCGCCGTTGCCCGGCCTACGATGATCTCTACCCCATCCAGGGAGGTGGCGGTCCACTCGTGGATTCTTTCAATCAGGATGCGGATGATCTCATGCCCGTCCGTCAGGTCCAGGTGGGCGATCTCCCCCTGGCTACCACCCATCGTCGTGGTGTTTACCGTGTAGCCCTTCGCCATGTACTCGGCTACGATCTCCGTGTACCGCTTGTTGATCTCGGCGTATTTCATGGTGCTGTCCTCCTGTTTGCGTTCGTTTGCTTTTCCTTTGCTTTCGCTAACAGTATAATACCATGCTCTCGGCCTTAAGTCAAGCGAAAATATTAGCGATTACTAAAATTATTTTTTTATTCGTTTCTGTTTATACATCAAACGCTAAAATAGTGAAAACAAAAAACACCCCCTCACAGGGCAAGCCTGCAAGGGGGTGATGGTGGGGATATCGACGGGGGTACTGTTAGACCGCCGGGGTCTCAGCGCCCTCCTGGGGGCGGTCAGGGGCGCTGGCGGGGGATGCCTGGGGAATAGCGTTCT